TTTCATGGCTCTCTGGGCGTCCAGGCTTCGCACAAGCTGGCATTCTTCACGCCTTACCCTGAAATGTACGCCGTAGCGTGCCATTTTCTGCATCATGGCAGCGGTGACGATATGATCCGGATAATCATACTTTGACAATTTCCGTGTCTTTTCCTGCTTCAGCTTTTCCACTGTATCATTCACCAGCTTTGTCAGCTCCGGTGATGTCTCCGCTACCGTTTCCGGTTCGAAGCTGGTAATAAACGATGTCTTCACAGTTGCCCCGTTTTCGTACACGATCGTGCAGTCGCATATAATATGGTTCATTCTGTCCCAGGTAGTCTTGCCGGATAATGCCGTGAGTGACGGGGCAAACAAAAAGAACGGGATGCCCCGTTCCAGATAAAATTCACATATATTTTTCAGGATGGAAAAAGGCGGGTTGTCCACCACCACACATCCCGGCGGGTACTCGTCTTTTTCGTAATCGCCGCCCGGCCAGAATGGGCGGATCACGTTCCCAGGATCGATATTGTAACGTTTGCAAACCCATTCCTTTATGACTTCGTATATTTCCGGCGGTGTATAGCAGTCGTCTGTCGTTTTCTTCGGTTTGAATTTTTCGACAAATTCTTCGTAAGTTTTGCTTTTTATGTTTCTCACCTCCTTAAAAATGGGTACAAAAACAGCACGCATCTCTGCGTGCTTAGACTAAATATCTGGCTTTTGTAACTAATTGGTTTGATAAAAAATATCATCTCTTATCGACTCAAGCATATATGTCTTTTCGGTTGCTTCCTGCTTTCCGTCCATCCAATATACAGACTCATCTTCAATATACTCCATAAAATCAAGGTATGTATCCACATCAATTTCGAACATCATGCCGTTTTGCGTTGTCAAAACTCTCTGTACCAAATTATTATCCGAGTATTCTTTTTTAAGGTACTCTATTTGTTTTTCGTTTAATTTAAACTTTTCCATCTTGAATACTCCTTACCAATTTTTCGCTTGTTGGATTACATTGAATCAGTGCACCATTATCCGGATTGATAGAAACTGTAGCTGTTTTTCCTATGTACTTTTGACTTCTTCGCCCCTGCCTATCTGTCTTCACATTTCTGACATCTAACGGTGTTTTTAATGCTTCGGATATATCGTCCACTGTAACTCCTGATCTTGGTTTTCCTGTTTTAGGATCGCTCATGGTTCCGATTACTCGTTCCATAAAGTGTTTACTTTGTTCCGTAATGTTTATGCCCTCTGATGTCTGAAGTCCAATCACTTTTTTCTGAATATCTTCATGCAATTTGTAATAGTTTTCAAAACCTGACAAAGACGAAACCATTCCATTTTGCACAGAATTTTTATACGTTCCAAAAATTTCAAATTTCTCAGGGTCATTATACTTCATCTGCCTGAAATCCGCAAGACTTCCAGCATCTTCTTTCAGCACTTCCCTGTACCGTTCGTACTGGTTCGAATCAATCTTAGCATTCCGCATCATCTCCGGCGTATAGCGTGCGTTCTGCTGTTTCGTGTTGGTAGCTACCTTGCCCAGTCCGTCCTGATAAATTCGTTCACGCTGTTCCAGAAGTCCCATCTTCTTGCTGAACTGCTTGTACTCGTTCAGCTGTCCCTGGTACTTTGCTTTTTCCAGCATGATGTCATCCTTGTCGGCTCCGGCTTCCTGCAACAGCCGTATCTTCTGACGCTGGGCACGCATGGCGGTCTCCATCTTCCTCTGCTGCTGGGTCTGTTCGTAGGCATTGAGCTGCTTACCGTTCCATTCTTTTGTCTGGGCTTCCCTTTTGTTCTGCTCTTCCAGCCAGTCATCCGGATAGAGTCTTTCAGAAACGCCAGGAATGAACGGGTGGAACGTGTGCCGGCAGTTCGCCCCACACAATCCTGTGACGGTTCCGTATCCGCAGACCGTCCCTAATTCCTTCCTGCTGAACACCCTGCCCTGCCATGTCTGGTGATCTGGTCTCGCACATGGATGCCAGGACACTTCAAAATACTCTGTATCGAGTTTTTCTGCGTTGTGCTCACTGACCTGTGCCGTGATCTGGTTCACGCCCGTAAGGACGGCTCTGCGTGCTGCCACGTCTGCCCGGTTCGTATGCCCGGAAGCGTAATCCACAAACCTCAGCCCGCTGTTCGTCATCTGGGTGACGACTTTCCGGATCGCCGAGTTGTAGTCTGTGCCGCCCGTCACAACGTCCTGGATGGCCGTGTCCACGTATTTCTGGTAGTACTCGGCAAATGGTGTGAACACCCGCTTCCCTGCCATCAGGACTGAAAATCCGTAGCTCTGTGCCATATTAACGAGCGTGTCTTTTGTCTGCTTCCTGGCTGCCTCTGTGATCTGTCGCAGCCACTTGTTGTCCTCCGGCGTCAGGAAATCATCATTGACCTGTTCATAGATCTCCCGGTTACGGACATATTCCCATTCCGCTACCTTGTCATACATCTCGAACATTTCCGACCAGGTTGCCCCCAGTGCCTCCTTGATGATCCGCTCCACCTCTTCCCGGGACTTGCCCATCTCGATCAGGCGGTTGATCTGGTAGTCTGCCGTTGATGTGATCTCACCGGCCTTTTTTATCCTGCGGATGACATCCTCCATGATACGCCGCTCTGCTTCCCTCCAGATCTTCTCAGCCTGCAACCCCATCCGCTGCACATCCGGTGCTGTCCTCTCCCCTGCCATGGCATCACTCCATCACGGTGTTCTGCACTGGCAGGTTCTTTCTGGCCTGTTCCAGTGTTTCGCCGAACCATTTTGCCCGGTACTCATCTACCCCCATGGCTCCCATGGAGACATCCTGCCGGTCTCTCTGGCGTTCTGCCTCCTTATCCTCGATGATGGAATCATCGAAGTTGATTGTGACTTCTACGTCTTCTCTCAGTGGTTCACCGAGGGCAATGCCAAGACGGATGATGATGCGAATCAGTTCTTCCAGGGCACTCTGAAGCACGATTTCATGCTTGCACAAGCTCCGGTACATATCGCTGTTTTCCGAGATCACCTGCGTTGCTGTTGCAACCGTCCCCTTTTCGAACTTATAGCGTTCTGTCCCGAATCCGCATTTCATGGACAGGTAATTCAGGTCATCGTTTAAAGCCTTGCTGTGCTGCTCTGTACGCAGCTCCATGTTGACTTCATAGATCGGGTTTGTGTCTTTCAAGGTTTCTTCCGGCAGGCTATAGAATACCGTGTCATTCTCATCAAAGACCTTGTTGCCGTTCTCATCCGTCAGCATCTCCGGAGCTACAAAGATCCTCTTACGTCCAAGCCCGAACTCGTTGGCATAAGAATCATATTCTGTGTCGATCTTCCGCAGTATGTCGATGCTGTTCGCAAAAAGACTGATACCCATTGGGTTCTCCTCGTCTTCCGTATCGGCATTGTTGACCATGTTCAGCCTGTCGATCACAAATTGCGGCTCTGCTGATCCTGTCTCGATCTCTTCCGGAAGCCCGGCAAAGATTGGAACCTCCTGCCACTCTTCTTCGGTAAGCTCCTGCCCGCAGGTCGAACCTGCCGTCACCAGCAGTACGGTATTTTCAATGCGGTAATTTCCATCCCCGCCGACCTTGTGATGCTGCAAGTGCAGATATCTCTTTGTGCAATAGGTTTTCGGAAATGCAAATATTACTTCCTGAATCTTTCCGTTTTCCCAACTGACCGGGAAGATATTTTTTGCAGTCACATAATTGATCTTGATTCTTCCGCCGGTCACTTCGCCCAGCAGACCGCTCTGCAAGTCCTCGATACACGGAACATAGGCAACGGTTCCAGAGCACGCCTTTCGTTCCTGGTATTCATTTCCAAGTGTGTCAAAATGGTTGTCCTGCAAGCTCTGACGAACAAATGCATCCGTTCTCTGGTCATCCAGTACGATCGTCACACGTTCGTTCAGCAGCAGATCTGCCATATCCTCACAGACTTTCTTCGCCATGCCGAGGCTGTGACGCTTGCATCTGCTATAGCATCCCCTGCCGGTATACACACGGTAGAAAGTGAACCGTTTCACATTTCCGTTGTACCAGCTCTCCCACTCCGCTATTTTTCCGTAAAAAGAAGAAGGGAGCGTATTGATTCCCTTCTTTCGAAAATATTGAAAAATATTCAATTTCTGTCCTCCCTTTCTTCCTTTGGCAGGAACCGCTTCACCCTGTTCCAGAGCCCCATGACCAGATACCTCAGGGCATCGAGGCAATGGTCGTGCTCTTTTACCGGTACTTCTCTGCCCTTATCTAATAGTTTCCTGTCGTATTCGTATAAGCCAAATTCTTCGATCAGGTGCTTCTGATCCGGCGATATCCGAAGAATCCCATAGGTCAGCAGTTTCTGAACCCTGGCAATCCCAAGTGCGACCTCGTTCTGTGCATCCTTGAAATGTATGGTCAGGCCTCTCTGTCGGCAGGTTCTCTTGATTTCTTCCTGCAGTCCCCGTGCCGATGGGTCTAAGTACAGGTAGAAGATGTTGCAACCATATGCCTCTTGCAGGGATTCCACGAAGTCTGCAAAATCAGCCGCATACTCTGATGGTGATTTCTGCTTTCCGGTTTCCCTGCCCGAATGGTAATACTCCTGTAAGCCATCCAGACGACACTGATATTCGTTGATACCGCAGGCCTGATAGGTCGTTGCGTTCTGCTGTCCGTAGTCTGCCCCGATGCCGATCAGGTTATATTTCTGTCCTTCTTTCGGCC